ATATACATCAACGGAAGTCTAGAAAATAGACTTCAAGAAGTCCAAAAATTAGACTATGGAAGTCTAGAAAATAGACTTCAAGAAGTCCAAAAATTAGACACAATCAAGACTGATAATATCAAGACTAATATATCAAGACTAAATGAACCAGATGGTGCTGGTGATAACTCTTTATATAGCATAGAGGACGCTCCACCACAAAATGATTTAGGAATTGTTCACGATTGGATATTTTCAGAGTTCGGACGATATCCGACACCATTTGAAATCGAGGACTTGAAGGCGTTCCTGCAAGACCATAACAAAGAGGTTATCAAGCTAGCTATCAAGGAATGCGTGGGCAATGGTAAGCCGTACTTCAAGTATCTCAGTAGCATCTTGAGGGACTGGAAACAGAAAGGTCTGGTCACGGTTGAATTGGTCGAGAACAGGCAGAAGCCTACGAGAAGAACAAACACAGGAAGCGACAGAGTTGTATTCCAAGAATACGATGATCCGTTGCCGTTTTAGAAAGGAGCAAGAAATGAGACCAAGACGATATCCGTATAGTTTCAAACCAAATCTGATGAATATTTTAGATAGTCGCTTCTATACACGACTAATTGTTGAAACAGAGGATGGAACAAAAAAAATAGCAGAAGTCACACTAGATGATGTAAGTTCTGCTACAGGATATGTTGTAAGGCTAAGACCGAATTATGACTAGCCTTTAGGAGGGAATGGGTCTTTACCGTGGCTGTCACGACTTTGAATTTTCCCATCTTTTCCATGAATGATAAGTTCGGAACCTTGATTTCGTGAAATCTGTCTAGCAATATTTGTAGCTTCACTCTTTGTAGTAGTATGAACAGTTGCTCTTGAATTGCCAGCACCTTTCACGTTCCAACCACCATTTTTGGCAGGGACAACATGCTGATTTTTACCCATGATTAAATCTCCTTTCTGTTGGAATTTTGACTAAAACGGTGAGAGGTCTCAGTCAAGATATATTATATGCTAAAAAACAATGCTTGTCAATATATTGTGTGAAAGAGAGAAAGAAATCTAAAACTAGCACAATATATAGTGTAATAGCATATAAAAGCACAAAAAAGTAAAAAATAAAGCTAGATAAGGAGAAGAAAGCCATGCTTTGGGAAAAAATATCTGAAAAACTTTCGGAAAGAAATTGGACAGTTTATAAACTTTGTTTAAAAGCTGGTGTTGGTACAGCTGGAATCTATCGTTTAAGAGATGGAGAAGTGAAAGATTTATATTTTGACACGGTGAAGAAAATTGCTGATGCGTTGGAGATCAGCATAGATGAATTAAGGTAAGGCGGTTGAATGGAAAAATTAGGACTTGAACCTATCCACTATGTGAACGAGAAAGAGATTTGTCAGAAACACTCTTGTTTCATGTGGACGTTCAAACAACCAGTTAAGGCGAAAGGTAGGAAAGGGCTTTATCAGCCTACATTCTGCCCTGAATGTCAACGTGAAGACATGGCAAGGGAGCAAGCGAAGAAAGTTGGTGAAGCCTACACCTCGTCAATCCTAAGCAGTACATTCGATGTACTAGCACGCAATAGCTTAATGCCAAGTGACATGATGGATGCGAGTTTTAAGACCTTCACTGTTTCAAATAAGACAGATGAAGAAGCGAGGAACTTCGCTCTTAGAGTTGCAAGACACTATTTCCAAGACGGAAAGGGTAACACGGTTATATTTGGCAAACCTGGTCGAGGAAAGACACATCTAGCAATAGCTATTGCTAAGAAGTTGAACATCGATTTTAAAGCGAATAACAACCCTAAGAGCGTGCTCTTCATGAACGTGCCTACCTTGTTTCAAAAGATCCAGAGTGGATTTAATCGAACGGATGCACGAACAACGGACGAATGGTTGGACTTGCTGAAGAAAGTTGATTACTTGATTCTGGATGATTTTGGGAAGGGAGACCAATCCCAATGGAAGAAGGATTTCTTGTACACCTTGCTAGACGCAAGGGATAAGACGATTTTCACAACCAACCTTAATGGACAGGATATGAAACAAGTATTTGATTCTAGTTTGATTAGTCGGGTTGCGAAAGGAGCAAAGGATTTAACGTTTAAATATCCAGAGAGCGCAGAGGACAGGAGGATTTTACCATTTTGACAAAAGAGGAACGGCAGCAGCGGATAGATAGTTTTGAAAGAAATTACTATCAACTATCTAGCTTGTTAAAAGAACGGTTGCTAATCACAACAGATGAACGGTTCGCTAACAAGATGAACGAACTGTTGTATTATGCAACACAAGGATGTGTCTACACATTTTCAAAATAAAAAAAGCACCTGACGGCAATCAGGCGCATGACAAAATATTTCTAAAGGAATTATAGCACAGAAAGGGAGGAAAATCTATGCCTAAAGCAGAAATAACTTACAAACCAGTGGGCGTGAATGAAAAAGCCACTCACGGAGACTACAAGCACCTCTGCCAAATGTGGGAAGGTCTAACGGTCGGAACTGCGAAAGTATGGGCTACAGAAATGCGGGAGCATCCTGATTTCAAACAATTCATTGATAATCCAACACATAAGATTGTATTTATCAATTACGAAGGATTTCGCTTATTTGTTAAATGGAAAACCCGAAATCGGTATCGAACTAAAAAAGAAACACTAGCAGAGATGCTAGAAAATCTTAAACAAGAAAAACAATTGGGAGTTTAAAGATGAAACTACTTACTAAGCTAAAACTCAGACTTGAAGGAGTTATTAAATCAGTCAACCTTGACTGGCGAGAGGTTGCGGTCGAACTCATGACCGACCTATTTGAAGAGCGCAAGCGTCGCTTTGCTTCCGAGCAAGAAAACTATGATTTAAAGCGACAGTTGGCAATTTATAAAGAAAAAGAGCAACAGGGAGAAAAATATGTTTAAAACAATTCGTACAATCAAAAAAATCAAACAACTTCAGAAGGCAATGCATGACGCAAGTGTGGCATTCCTACTAATGCAGGACATCGGTTTGGTCTCAGATAACGAAAAAAGCAGAGCTAAAGCTAAATCGTTTCATGATATGAGCCACATGATTAAGGATGTTTTGGACGGTAAGTCGGTAGATGAAGCGATGAAACGTCTAGATATTGAAGTGAAAATTGAAAAGGCGGAGCAGGAAGATGACCAGAATTGAACTTGAAAACCGTGTGTGGCTTTTGGCTAATCACGAAGAAAAAAACGAATTGCTGGATCTTGGGCTAACATCCAAAGCTAAATATGTGAAACGAGTTCTGGAACTTGGAAAGGTGTATGCTCATGTTTGATTATGACAGAGATATGATGCAACCGCCTGAACCACAAGAAGAACTCGACCCAAGCGAGTACATCTATATTGGATGTGGGCAGTATCGATATGTAGGTGATGAAATATGATTCAGGAACTACACGAAGAAATCGATAACTGGCGAGCTGAATATATTCATCTTGGTATCGAGCTTGGGCAGATTATCAACGAACAACAAGATGTTATTTTGAAATTGCAAAACGAAAATAGGCGCATAAAGCGTGAAAATTGGAATTTGAAGAAAACGAAAGGAAGAACAAAATGACAAACGAACTAACACAAACAAAAGGAGCATATTTGACAGACTTGCAAAAGCTAGACGGAGCAACATTGCGAAATTTTGTTGACCCAAAACATCAAGCAAGCCCACAAGAATTACAAACTTTACTGGCTATCGTGAAAAATCGGAATTTAAACCCATTCACAAAAGAAGTTTACTTTATTAAGTACGGAAACAATCCTGCACAGATTGTTGTCTCAAAGGACGCTTTTATGAAGCGTGCGGAACAAAATCAAAATTATGACGGTTTTGAAAGTGGAATTATCTACGAAGACGCAAGTGGAGAGTTAAAAAATAAAAAAGGCGTCATCTTACCTAAAAATTGTACTCTAATCGGTGGTTGGTGTGAGGTTTATCGTAAAGATAGAACTAGACCAGTATATCGTGAAGTTGAGTTGTCAGCATATAACACTGGGAAGAACTGGTGGCAAAAAGCGCCAGGGCAGATGATTGAGAAAGTTGCAATTGTTGCAGCAGTCCGTGATTCGTTCTCAGAAGATGTGGGCGGACTTTATACAAGTGAGGAAATGGAACAAGCAGCTCCTATCGATGTAACTCCTCAAGAATCTCAAGAAGAAGTGAGAACGAGAAAAATGGCTCAGATTGAAGAGATGAAGCGAGAGCAGGAGAAACACCAATCATCAGCTTATCCAGAAGATGAAATTCCTGATTTTGAAGACGAACCACTACAAGGCGAACTCTTAGAAGAAATGGAGTACTGATATGCAAGAATTACAAGTAAGTGTCACTCAGGCAGAGGTTGAGATTTTAGACCGTGAGTTGTTTGAACAAAACATTAAAGAAGTGGTAACGAAGTACCAGAATTACACGGTTACAGCTGCAACTATTAAGGATGACAAGCAGACTCTTGCTGATCTGCGCAAATTAGACAAGCAGGTCTCTGATGAGCGAATCAGGAATAAGAAAGTCCTATCTGAACCAGCTGATGAGTTTGACAAGTATGTCAAGAACGCCATCCAACCACTGAAAGACATCATCATTAAAATCGCTAGTGATGTCAAAGAGTTTGAAGAACATCAAAAGGCTGTCCGAATTGATACAGTCAAAGGCTACATAGCCAACAAATCAGCTGAGTACATGCTGGATCCTCGTCTCTTTGATGAAAAGGCCCTTGAGTATGTCAAAGCTAGCGATTTTATGGCAGATGGAGTGACGCTTAAAAAAGCCACAATGAAATCACTTGACGACATGGTCACATTTGAATTTCAGAAACAGCAAGAATTTGAAAAGGCTAAGTCAGCTATCTCAGGCCTCTGTGCTGAGTACGGCATGACTGACTCACCTTACATCAGACAGCTGAAAGACTTGACGCTTGCTGAGGTCTTTGAACAAATCAAAGCTGACTATGAATTTGAAAAGCAAAAGGAAGAAACCAGACAGGCTCAAGAACGAGCAGAGCGAGAAAGCCAGGAACTTTTAGCAGCCCAACAAACCAAACAGCAAGAACAGGCTCCAAAATCAACGGAAACCCCAAATTTTGACCCAGAAACGGGCGAAATCTTGGACGGTGGGCAAATCCCCCAAAATGAGCAGAACGCTCTTAGAGGGGCTAAAAATGGCTTAAAACGATATACGCAAAAAATGACAGTTGAGGTGTATCTTGTAGACACAGCTGAAAAAGACCGTTTCAAAGCTACGCTAGAACAGGCAGGATTTAAGGTCAAGCATAATTACAAGGTCAGTGGTTATCAACGTATTGAGCCTTTGACACAGGATGAGCTCAATGAGCAGAATGGGTGGTAAAAATGGAGATTAGAAAAGTATCAGATAGCATTTCAATCTATTCAGACGGCAAGAGATTGCAAGTCATCCATGACTTAGGAGATGAGTTTATCCTTGATATAAGCACAAAGGTAGATACAACTTACAATGTGGACAATTTTACTCAGTTTGTAGATGTAGAGCTTGAGCCTGTCTTTAAAATTTGTGGCTTTTGCTCAAAAGCTGGAGAGGATATGCACAGATTAAGATGGGCTATCCTGCAGTTTGAGGAATTTGAACGATATATCCAAACTAATCAGGATGACCTGCTGAAATGGTGGAGCAATCCAGGGAGGAAAGTAAATGATTAACAACGTGACACTAATTGGGAGGCTTGTAGCAACTCCTGATCTACGAAAAACGCCTAATAATGTATCAAGCCTACAGGGCACACTTGCGGTCAATCGTAATTTCAAAAATGAAAATGGAGACCGTGAGGCTGATTTTATCAATTTCCAAGCATGGAGAGGCACAGCTGACATCATTGCTCAGTATTGCGGCAAGGGCTCACTTATTGGGTTGACAGGACGCATACAAGTCAGGTCCTACGAGAAAGACGGTCAGCGTCGATATGTGACCGAGGTAGTCGCTGAGAGCGTTGATCTGCTAGAAAGTCGCAACAGTCAGCAGTCTCAAGGTCAAGGCAACAGTTTCCAAAATGGAAATAGCTCACCTTTTGCCGATCCTACCCCATTTGACCTACCAGCTGACGGTTTACCGTTTTAGGAGGTATCAATGTCAGATATTAAAATACTTGACGCTTGCTGTGGAAGTCGTATGTTTTGGTTTGATAAACACGAAAGTCACACAACTTTCATGGATATTAGGCAAGAAACATTTGAGATACATGACAAAAAGGTCAACGTAGACCCTGATGTTATTGGGGATTTTCGTGACATGCCATTTGAAAATAATACTTTTAATTTGGTTGTTTTTGACCCACCTCATTTAAAATGGGCAGGCAAAAACTCAATCATGAAAGCTCAGTATGGTCAGTTGGATAAAGTTACCTGGCAGGAAGATTTGACCAAGGGGTTTGAAGAATGTATGAGAGTTCTAAAAATTGGAGGCACACTAGTTTTTAAATGGTCTGATTGTCAGATAAATGTAAAGAAATTACTAGAGGCGATACCATTCAAGCCCTTATTTGGTCAGCGAAGAGGCACAACACACTGGCTAACGTTTGTAAAGTTTGAGGAGGACCAGAATGGATTGGGTGGACTGGGAACCTGAAACCAAAACGGACATCAAGACCAAAATTGAAAATGACGGGTACACTTTCCCACACTACGACAAGAAAAACAATGGCGTCAAGTACGTCATTTCTACAATGGACATCAAACGAGACTGCCTAAGGCTTGGGGTTCCATTTGAAGATGTGTACCCTTTGCAAACTACACTTTTTTAACAGGAGAAAAACAAATGCTAAACAAAATCGACATACCAGGAACAAGTATCACACTAGAAATCGTAGATAAGAACATCACGATCACAAATAAAATTGAATATGATATGCAGATGCATTTCAGAAATACAGATGCAGACGCTTCTCTTGATACGAGTGGCGACGTGTTCGAGCCTCTATACTGGCTAGATATTAAGGCAACACCGAAGAAACCTACGGAATATCACTCTAGTCTGGGAGTCAAGAGAGAAAAACGCCACTTGGCCGAGCTTCAGAAGTTCTTTGAGTTCATCGAAAACAACAAGCGGAATCTCTTTGATCTTTGCGGTATCAAGGGAGAACTGCAATGAAATCTCTGACATTATCGTTAGACATTTCAACTACTGCGACAGGTTGGGCCGTGTTTCACGGCTCTGACCTTGTCGGGAGTGGTGTCTTAAAACATAAAAGCAAGTCTTTCTTTGAGCGTGGACTCTTCATGGCTAGCGAATTGCGAGCGGTTCAATCGAGAGCGCTCCAGAAATACGACTGCCATTTTGAATCGATTGTGGTCGAGAAGAACTCGGTCATGGGACCAAATCAACAATCTATGATTAGCATCGGAATTGTAACAGGCATTATCCTTGGACGGCTAGTCGCTGACAATGTGTATTTCGTGAATGTGTCGACCTGGCGCAAGTATTGGGAGTTCAGCTACAAAGACCGTAGCAAGAAGTCAATGAAGCTGCAGGCTGTTGCTAAGGTTTCGGATGAATTTAGCCTAAACGTCAAAGACGACGAGGCCGATGCGATTCTGATTGGTTCGTATTTTGTCAATCATGGTCAGGCATTCGGAGGCTTAGAAAGCCACAAGATAAGTTGAGAGGTAGAAATATGAGTTATACTGTTACTTTATTTTTTGACAACATGGTAGATGAAACCCATTTTTTTAAGAAAGCGGGTGATGCTGCTAAATGCAAGGCCCAGCTCGAGAGCAAGTATCGAGGAGAGCGATTGTATCGAGTCAAACTCGAAAAGGTGGAATGATGAGTTTAAAACAGACGTTACTCGAAACCGTGCGATGAACGGAAGAGACGGATTAGAGCGCTGGAACGCGATTTGTTGAGGAAAAAGAATAAAGAGCTAGAAGAGAAGATAAAGGAGTTGGAAGATGAATAAACAGGAAGCGTTAAAAAGGATTGAGGCACAGAAAGAAACCATCATAAGACTTACTGGCTGGGCAGTTTATGTATATATAGAGGAGCTTATTAAAAGTCTTGACGAACCGCAGAAAGTCGTAGTTCCGCAGTTTGTGGCGGAATATATAGAATTTCAAAAGAAAAACAACTTCCATGTTTATGGAGCGATGAGAATAATTGAAGATCATTATGACAAGAGAGTCCCTGAGTGGTTTTACGAAGGCAATATCGAAAAATTCTGTCTTGCTTGGATTTTCGGCTACGAGGTCGAGGAAGAGAAGCGGTATACAGTGGTGATGAAAACGACAAAACAACCGCTATACTATAATGCTGGGGATAAGAAACTATTCTTCTCTTTAGGCGGACTAGCTACAAAATTTACTCGCAAGCAACTAGAAGATGCTGGCTTCGGCTGGGTGTTCGATTGTCCAGGAATCAAGATCGAGGAGGTGGAGTAAATGGCAAAATTTGTTGAAATTCAATCTTGTTATAGAGGGAATATTGAGCACGAACTCATTAATATTGACGATATTAGTCGCATTGGTTTAGGGTCTAATATTTTGTTTTTGAGAAACCCTTACAGCTCAACAGAACGTCAAATTTCTATCACTCAAAAATCAGTAGATAAACTTTTGAATGTGCTGGATATAGTCGGGGAGGTGGAGTGATGAAAGTTGCAAAGTATACACACAAGTCTTTTGACGGAATCAAAATCATAAAAGGCTGGGTTTTAGTAAATAATTATGGTGAAAAGGAATTTGTTTATTACAACGGAACGGAATTATGCATCCACCCTGCCAGCGATTGGGATGGCGAGTTAAAGGAGGTAGAATGATGGAATTAACGCTAAATAGCACAATTGGAGACTTAGTTTTAGCAATCGGAGAAATTATCGTTGGTTCTGATGGTAAAACCACTACAGCGATACTGGAGATACCTGATCAAAGCTTTTACTTAGAGATTGAGGTTAAATCGAAGGAGGAGGTCACAGAATGAAACGATTTATCGCAATCTGGATTCTGCTATCTGCTGGACTAAATATCTGGCAGATGGACAGGATTCGGAATTTGGAAGAAAAGAAGCCGATGGTTATCTATCGAGCCGATAATCAAGAGGCTGAGATTTTTGGTAAGGTCGTCGAAAAAGGACGACATGGCAAGTTATACACGCTTACCATTCGTGATTATGGGGTGTTCGTGGTTACGAAGGACGTGTATGATATGGTGAAAGTTGGGGATGAGGTTAAATTATGAATTATAAAGTGACAGTCGATGGCAAGGAAATCGAATACGGTGCATTGGTTGAAAAATCACGTTTTTCAGAAAAAGAATGGTCTGCTATTTATGCGGAAATCGTAAAACAGAATCAGCCAGAAGTCTTTGAAAGTAAGAAAGCTGATACCGACTACATCGATGTATTTGGCGCTCTAATTGCTCTTGAGGAACGATACGAAGCATTACTAGAGCTATTGCCACAAGATCAATTTTCTTATGCTGGTACTCATCCAAAATGGGTAGCTGATGCAGTCGCAGAGAACACGCTGAATAAAGAGGACACGATGCTAGATGTATCTGACTTGATTGGACGATGTGAAACTTTGGAAGAATTGAAGAACGAGCTGACAGAGTATTTTGAGTTGGAAGAATTGTAGGAATTATTATGAACACACTAGAAAATGTAAAGCAATGGTTTATTGACCGTGACCTTGAAAACGGTGGACGGTTATTAAAATCGAGGAGATAGAGAATGGATTATGAAAAACCACTAACAAAAAGACAATGTGAGCTGTTCGCTTTCATGCTAAGACAAAAACGAAAAGACAATAAGATTACTTTGAAGCAATTAGGAAAAGTGCTAGGCTATTCAACTGCAACAATCTCAAATTGGGAGAATTTAAAAGCTGTGCCTGACTTGTACAACGTTGAAGACGTAGCAACTTATTTCAAGCTACCGATGAACGTATTTATTGGAGAGGAATAATTAAAGTTAAGAAAGGGGTGCAAGTGTTATTTCAAGAAATCAACGAGAAAAAGACGATTGCGAATGTGAAAAAAGTATTGCGACAATATCCTCGGATTCGTGAGATTGCTTGCGATATGCCCGAGCAAAGAGTTACCCAAATGTTCACATTTGAACCTAGAGGAAATAGTGGTCCGTCAAAACAAGTTGAGAAGTTAGCGATAAGACGCGTTGATGCTTCGAGAGAACTTGAAGAAATTGAACAGGCAGTTAGTAGACTATTTAATTCAAAGTATCGTTTCATTCTATTCAACAAGTATCTCGCAACAGAGCCGATGCTTAATTATGAAATGCAAGAAAAGTTGTGGATTGAAAAAACAAAATTTCAAGAGTATCTAAATAGTGCTTGTTTAGCATTTGCAGAACAATATCGGAATGGTTCTTTGGTTGTTCTGAAGTGAACTTTTTGCGGAAACATGAAACGATTAAAAATGATATCATGGTATTGTCAGCAAATGGATTGTTGACTCCTGTAATTTTTAAGGGCCTTGTGCCCTTTTTGGCGGCGGCAGGCAGTTGAGTTTGTCTCCTTTAATTTTAAAAAAACTTTTTTCGGTTCAACTCCGAACGCCGCCCTTAACTTGAAAATGGTTGCAGTAGCAACTAGACCTCGCATGATTGCATGGCTACTTATATCCTAGGTAAGTTATAAGCTAGGCAGTTTGATTCTGCTAGAGGTTGTAGACTACAAAAAAACAAAAACGAATGCGATAACTAATCAATGAGCAAGGTTGTAGTCGCCTTGCTTTTAAAAGTAAAAAAGGCTTTTGGTGTAGCGGTAACACAACAGACTCCAAATCTGTTATCGCGGGTTCGATTCCTGCAAAGCCTGTGAGAGGTCTTCATTAAGTCACACAAGTGTGTGGCTTTTTGATTTTGTGAATGGAGGTGATGGAAAATCGCTAAACTAACTTTAAAACAACAGAGATTCGCTGATGAGTACATCATCAGTGGGAATGCGACAGATGCAGCTATTAAGGCAGGGTATAGCTCTAAATACGCTAATACAAACGCATCTAAGTTACTACAAAATACTACAATCAAATCCTATATTGACGAAAGACTGGCTCAGCTTGCGTCTGAGAAAATCGCAACACAGGAAGAGGTGCTTACTTACCTAACTTCAGTCATGCGAGGAGAGACGCAAGAGCAGACTCTATGCAGTATCGGTGAACTTGGCCAACAGGTCATCGATATAGATGTCGGAGCGAAGGATAGAATCAAGGCGGCTGAACTTTTAGGAAAACGTCACAGGCTTTGGACGGATAAAGTAGAGGCAGACGTTTCTGGAACGGTGGTGTTTGCAAATGAGTCAGACATACCAGATTAAACAGAATGATATTGTCGTCGACCTGCCTAAGATAGTAGGCGGCGGATATGGCCAGTTCTGGCGTTCGAGAAACTTGTATCGAGTTGTAAAGGGTTCCCGTGGTTCGAAGAAGTCGAAGACAACTGCTTTGAATTATGTTACCCGTATTTTAAAATACCCTTGGGCTAATTTGCTTGTTATTCGTAGATACTCTAACACGAACAAGCAATCGACTTACACGGATTTTAAGTGGGCAGCTAACCAACTCAAGGTCGCTCATAAATTCAAATTCAATGAGTCTTTGCCTGAAATCACAGTCAAAGAAACAGGACAGAAGATTCTATTTCGTGGTTTGGATGATGAGTTAAAAATCACATCTATCACAGTTGATGTAGGCATTTTGTGCTGGGCATGGTTCGAAGAAGCATATCAAATCGAGACTGAAGACAAGTTCAGTACGGTAGTCGAGTCTATCCGTGGTAGCTTAGATGTTCCTGATTTCTTTAAACAAATCACGATTACGTTTAACCCGTGGAATGAGAGGCACTGGCTCAAGCGTGTCTTCTTTGATGAAGATACGAGACGAGCTGATACATTCGCTATTACTACCACTTATAAATGCAATGAGTGGTTGGATGAAGTGGATATCAAGCGCTATGAGGATTTGTATAATACGAACCCAAGACGGGCTAGAATCGTTTGTGATGGTGAGTGGGGAGTTGCTGAAGGTTTAATCTACGAGAACGTAACTGTCAAGGATTTCGATAAGGATGAATTACTACAAGATTCAGCTAATAAGTTATGTATCGGTCTTGACTTTGGTTTCACTCATGATCCAACCGCTTTGTGTTGTTCGCTCATAAACGACACGACGAAAGAGATTTATGTCTTTGATGAGGCGTATAAAGTCGGATTGATAACCAAAGAAGTTGCGAAGATGATAAAAGATAAAGGTTATCATCGCTCACAAATCATTGCCGATAGTGCTGAATTGCGACTGATTGAGGAACTAAGGTCAGAACATGGGATAACTCGAATCAAAGAGAGTCGAAAAGGTAAGGATAGTATCATGGCAGGCGTATCCAAATTGCAAGGATACGCTATTTATGTACATCCGAGTTGTGAACATATCATGGATGAATTTTATAGTTACTGCTACCAGCGTGACAAAGAAGGTAATTGGTTGAACAAGCCAGAAGATAAAAACAACCACTTGATGGATGCTTTACGTTACAGCCTTCAATGTATCGAAGGTGGGAAAGCAACCGTCCGCAGACGTTCTGATTATGGTCTATAGAGAGGAAAGACATGTACCAATATTTAACCTATCCACGAGATGGATATGATGAGGGTTCTTTGAAGAAAGATCTGATTTACAAATTGATAACGAAACATAGCACTGAAGGCTCACGTTTGAAGAAACTTAAAAGCTACTACTTGGGTGAGCATGCTATCTTAGAGCACAAGAGACGCAACGAGAACGCACCAAATTATAAGACGGTAGCTAATCATGCCAAGGATATCGCAGACACGGCTACGGGCTATTTTATGGGCAATCCTATCAAGTACAATAACACTGCTGAAGGTGATATCGATGAACTACTTACAGCATTTGACGGTGCCGAGATTGACCAAGTAGATGCGCAGAATGCTTTGAACATGGCTATCTATGGTCGTGCTTATGAGTACATCTATGCCAAAGAGGGATTGACTGAGTTGGACTCAACTAGTATCGATCCAGAAAATACCTTTATGGTTTACGATGATAGTATTGAGCGGAAGCCTTTGTTTGCGGTCTACTACTATCAAATCAAGGATGATACAAAAGATACTACTAAGTATCAGGCTGAGGTCTTTACTGAGAATCTGCATTATCACATGGTACTGAGAAGTACAGATTCAGGAACAACTCAGAATGAGCAAGTAGAACCCCACAACCTAGGACAAATCCCAATCATTGAGTATCGCAACAATCACTTTGCGATTGGCGACTACGAGCAACAGATGAGCTTGATTGACGCTTA